TATTCGAATGAGTTGGTATAATTTAGAAAACACTAGAAAGGCATTATCCCCAAAGAACGCTATTGCCAGCGAGGTAGTAAAGGAGGCGAAAAACTCCCCTAATAGCTACATACATGAGCAACAGAAGTTTAGACAGTTTGAAGATTTGCGCGACCTTGAAAACGCTATCTCCGAAGCTGAAAACATAAGCGCACCACAACGCACAGAACTTAACCGTATATTCGATGAAATAGAGCAAGACCCGCATTTGTCTAGTCAATGGGACAACCGCAAGATGAAGACCATACAACGGGAGTTTGTTATCAATGGTAAGGACGGGGAAAGAGATGACGATTTGACAGAGATGTTTCAAGGCGATTGGTTTCATCGGTTCATGCACTTGATATTAGACAGTAAAAAGCGAGGCTTTGAGCTTATCACTTACGGTAAATGGAACGGTGAAAAGTTCCTTTGGTCAAAGAGTGAGGACGGCAAACTATTAGAGCCAGTGAGACATATTAACTATGACCATGTAATACCCGAAAAGGGTTTATTGATTCAGCATGAAGGAGAGCAAACAGGAAAGGACATATTCAAGCCCCCGTTTGCTAGTAAGCTGCTATTTGTAGGTTCTCCAACTGATTTTGGGTTTCTAATCAAGTGCGCTAAGTACATATTAATCAAAAATAACTGTCTTGGTAACTGGTCAGAGTTCGCGGAGGTTTATGGTCATGACTTAAGGATTGGTAAAACATCAGCAACGGGTGATGAAAGAAAAAGCTTTTTGCGCATGCTTAAAGAGTTAGGAGCTGGCGGTTTTGGTGTAATGCAAGAGGATGACGAAATAGAATTTGCCGGAACTTCCAGAACTGACGCTTATCAAGTTTACCTTGAACTAAACCAATACGTAGATAAGAACATTTCGAAAGTTATATTCGGTCAGGATGTGATTAGCGACATGACAGGGGTAACACGTGGAACGGCAGCCGAAAACGTAGCCGACACGTACAGCGAGCATGATGCAAAGTTCTTAAAAGGCATTATTAATGACGAGCTTATCCCTAAGATGATCGAAGCAGGGGCGAACAATGTAGAGGGCGCGTCTTTTGATTGGGTCAATAGTGAAGACATAGAGTTGACGGATAAATCAGATATTGATTTGAAGATTAGTCAAATGAGGGGGTCATTCACAGATGAATACATAGAAGAGACTTACGGAGTTAAGTTATCAGAAGTTAAAGACGTTAGAAGCCCCGAACAGGTAGCCAAAGCATTAAAAAACCTAATGGATGGAAACGGTCTTAAATAAACATATAGACCAATTCACAGCCGAACAAACCGAGGCTTATTTATTAGCCGTTTACGGGGGGCTTATTACCGTAGACTCATTAAGTCTTGACTATCATGAGAAAGTAGGAGGTGTTCTAAACGAGGGCGTTCTAAAAGGATGGGGCGCTATTAGGTTCAATGATTTAGAGATTGAAATACTAGCGGGATTGAATGAGAATGTGTTTATGTTTAGTGCCGCAAAGCAATATCAGCAAGTGAGAGAAATGGAGGCTATTATTGCCGCGTTTTCAAGGGCTGCCGATGAGCTTATCCCATTTGTTGACTTTCAAAAGGATGCTTTGGAGATATTCGAAACTTATAATACGACCTGGTTACGTACTGAGTTTGATACAGCGGTAGCACAGTCACAGAATGCTAAAAAATGGGCTAAAGTAGAGGCTGAAAAAGAGATATTCCCTTTATTGCAGTATAAGACGCAGGCTGATGGATTGGTTAGGGATGCACATGTTCAATTGCACAACATTATAAAGCCAGTAAATGACCCATTTTGGGACACTAATTTACCTACAAACGGCTGGAATTGCCGTTGTTTTGTGCAACAATTAGATGAGGGAACGGTGACAAAAGACGTTCCAACGCTAACAGAAGAGGAACAACCCGACTTATTCAGAATGAACGCGGGTAAAGACAAGATGATATTCGACCCCGATAAACACCCGTATTTCAGTATTGCAAGAGGGGACGCGGAATTAAGAGATAATAACTTTAACTTACCACTACCATGAAAAACAAAAACAAGCCCATAACTGTGACGGTCAATCTTGCAAGGGAGATGATAAAATCTGTCAATGAAGATTTTGGAGGAGGCTATCACAAAGCGATAATAAGCATTGATGACATTGAAAGGTTGATGCACCAATATCATGAAATTAAAACCAATAACTAAAAAATTACTACGATGCAAGAATGCAAATGGAGCTATAGAGTTAAGAATTACTACCTACAATTAACCAAGTCAGGCATTTTACAACTATTGAGAGATCAAAGCGGTGGTGCAGTTACTTTGTTTAAACATCAATTTTAACCAATGCCTAACAAGTTAAACACCGATAAAACACTAAAGAATTTCCTCAATAAAAAGAGGTTGATCATTACTAAGATAGCTAATAACACAGTTAACTATTTTCAAGGTAAAGTGTTTGACACGGAAGGCGCGGCACTTGGTAGTAGATGGAAGAAGAGCGAGAGAGCTAAAAAAGACGGTGGTAAAACGCTCGTTAAAACGGGTAAAGGTAAACGATCCATAAAGGAGATAGTTTTAAGCGATAGTAAAGCAATAATAAAGCCTAGTGTAAAATACATGGATCACCACCAAACTGGAACGCGCCCTTTCATGGGGAACTCAAGAGAGCTACTATTGCAAAATGAAAAGATAATTGATAAAGAAATGGCTAAGATATGAGAGCTTTCTTCGAACTAATAAAGGCGAAGGTTAACACGGATTTACCGAAGTATAAAACGGTAGAGCTGTTTAATAATCAAATGGTTAATCAACAAGACCTAATTAATGAGGGCGTTTTATTCCCTGCGGTGTTTATAGATTTTGACTTTAATTCAGTTGACCAATTGGCACTAGGAATTAAAGACATGTTCATGACCGTTCGGTTTAGGTTCATGTTTGAAAGCTACGAGCGCGGGTCACGTGTTGAAGACTTGGATTTAATGACGGAGTTTACAAACTTCTTTGATTTGTTCAAAGGGATAGAAACCGACACTTTACAATTCACTCAATTTAATGAGGTGTTACGAGGGCTTGACAAAGATCATGATATGGTTAACTTTCCGTTCATTGATTACTCAACGGTTTATAAGAATCAGGAGAATTTCACACGGGCAGATCAAGTAATTCATACACCAGTAGCACCAGACGTAACAGGCGAAATAATATAGTAATGGCAAGATCAGTAGAAGAAATAAAAGCAGCAATAAAGGTCGATATCAGAACCTTTTCTAGTTTGGATGACTTTCAGTTTCCAGAAGACGGAGGAAGTCAAGCAAGCACTTTCAATGTTATTATATTCGTGGTTAGTGCGGCTATGTTTGTCTTTGAGGCTTTAGTCGATAACCTTAAAAATGATATTCAAGCGGTTGCAGATAGCGCGCCTAGTGGTAATGAATCATGGCTAAGAAGACAGATGTTAGATTTTCAATTTGGCGATGTTATTACAATTAATACAACAGATGCAACATTAGATAATTACTTTGTACCGGAATACGCAGTTATAGACGTTTCTAAGCAGATAGTTACCCAAGCCGCTGTTAGTGATAGCGCAACAGGGGTAACTATAAAGGTGGCTAAAGGAACGGTGGGCGCGTTGACTCCATTATCAGCGGCAGAGCTTACGGCAATACAAAATTATTATTTCGGTACAAGCTCAACGGAGGGAATAGGTTTCGCGGGCGTTGTTGCTACATTTGTAAGTCTTGATAGTGATAGAATTAGAGTTGAAGCAGATATAATATTCTTAGGTCAATTCGTTTCGGCTACCGTTAAGGCTGATGTTATAGTTGCTATAGACAATTTCTTTCAATCGTTCGCAGATGAGAATTTCGGAGGGAATGTTTTTATGATTCGATTGGTTGACGCTATTCAAGTAGTTGAGGGGGTTTCAAGGGTTACCGTTACGGATATAAAAGGAAGACCAAACACCACGCCTTTAGCAAGTGCAATAACGGTAGATGTGCAAGGGGTTTACGAGACTAGCGCGGGTCATGTGCTATCGGAAGATACCGCAGGAAATCTATTAGACGATACATTAACAATGATAGAGGAATCTAAATAATGAGTTTATTTAACATAAGTTGGAGAACACAAGTAAACAACCTTTTACCAAAGGATCAAAGGCTTAGTAATCTTATTGACTTTATTACAGCATTATTGGAGCCAGTAATAACAAAAAGCGCGGAGTTTTTTAGCTTTGATGTAGAGATTCGAAAGAGGGTTAAATTTAACGCTCAAATAGTGGTTTTAGGGGCGGCTCTCAATGAGTTGTTTGGTATTACCGTTGCACCGTTCATATTAGTTCAAACTATTTCGGGCACAGGGTCAACTACTTTTATATTTAACTCAACGGAGGGCTTCAACCCGACTTTTATTCACAACATATCAGAGAACACGCCAACATATATTTTTAACTCAAGTGAAATTATAGATACTCATGAATTTGTTATTAGCATACCCGCAAGCGTTCACACGCCACAACTTGAAAGACAAGTAATAAATGAAGTTAATATTCTCAAGCTATCGGGCACACGCTTTATAGTTCAAATAATCTAATATGAAAAAGTTAAAAACCACCATACCAGACGGAGGCGCGCCACTAGGACAGTTCCCTGTTATTAGAGATATCTTTGATATTGAAACAAAAGACGCTATCGAAGCGATGTTAAACACCGTCATTATAGGCGAAACAGAAGGCGTTATTTTAAGCGGCTGTTTAGCTACAGGCACATCGGGA